GAACAGGCAGAACACCCCGATAAGCGCAACCGCATATCCGATCAGAAGCAGGTCATTGTCTATCCGCTGCGCGACATACAACAGATGTTCATTATTCCACATCGTCCACCTCCGTAAGCAGTCCACCAGTGAAACCGAAAACCGTGTTTCCTACGGTTCTCTCCGTGGTCAAACCTCCGGCAATGCCGCCGTCGATCACAAACAGCGCCCCGTCGGTCTCCGCGTCATCCGCATCGAGATACACAATCGCGAAACCTTGATTATCCGGCGGCGTGTAAAACTTGACCTCGTACTGATACGGGTAGGTTTCGCCGCCATACTCATACGGCTCCGAAATCCTTACCTTCGGTTCGACATCCAAAGCCGGAAGCTTCGCAAAATCCTTCACAGCCACAAGTGGAGAGGCAACCTTGACATCAGCCGTCACGGCATCTGCGTTCTCCGTCGTGGCATATCGGATTGTATGCTGTATGTAGCCGTCGGAAGCGCGTATTCCGGTATTCGACTTGAACATTGAAACACGCATCTTCGTATCTTTCGGCAGAACCACCGCAACGCCAAGCGAATCGGTAAAGCCCTGACGGTACAGCACCAGTTCATTCTCTCCGATCTGCCTCACAACCTCATGCAGCGCGTTCGTCGCCTTTCCCGCCGAGTCTGCCGCCGCTTCCGCTTTCGCAAGCGCGATATCGGCCTTGACCTGATTTGCCGCCATGTCTGCGGCCTTGGCCACTACATTCGGCTTGTTGATTTCTCCTTCCTGGTCGACGGTCACGATCGTCCGATCCGTTAACGCCGCCGCGAAGATAATGGTTGCCAGAATCATTTCGCCTCCTTGTACTTCCGCCTAAGCTCCTGTGCCCACCTGTTCACCTTGCTTTTTCTTGTCGGCTCTTTTCTTTGCCGGATGATCCTTTCAAGCCTAGCCATTCTCTTTTCGTACTCTTCCCAAAGCACCTCGACTTTTTGCAGCATTGCCTGCCATTCCGTCACCGCGTCCGGGCGGATCGCCGTAACCGTGCCGATGTATGCTACATCGTTTGTGGAGTAGCCGCTTTTCGGCACCGCCACAACCTGTCTGTTCGTCCAGCAGTTCCCCCGCCCGTCATCGAACACGACAGTGACCGTGGCAAGTGTCGGATCATTCGCCCGGCACAAGACCGCAGCGCAAAACGCCGCCAATATCATAACAGCAAACCTCACAGTACACCTCCTGTCGCTTTTACGTTCTCATTTGTGACCGGCACAAACATCGGCTCGCCTCCGCGAAATTCCATCCTCCAAAGCACCTGATTCTCCTCGTCCCAGAACGAGTTGCTTACGTCGCGCACGATGTTGGTCACCGTCTCATGCGTCGGCAGACCAAACCTATTCTCCGTTTCAACCGTTCTGCTTCGAGAAAAGGTGACATCGACTCCCGAAAAAGTCCAGACAAGATTCGTCGCGTCCTCAACACCTTCGAACGAGCCTAAAAACAAATTTTTAATGGAACTTACATCATCTACATAGACATGCCATTTGTCATCCTTAAACTCCATATGATTCAAAACCACGCCTTCCTTCTCAAGCGTCATGCTCGACGTCCATTCCCCGTACGCAACGGACTTCACCACCGTGGACGTCGCCACGAGATAGGCTGCATCCTCGATGATATCCTCGTATTCGACGCGGCCCTTCGTCCTGGACGCAAGCGCAGACGCGGAATCAACCGTCCCCGTGGAGATATACGCCTTGAGCATCTGCGGTACCTCGCCACGGACGAAATCCCAGACAGCCGCCGAACTTACGGATCGGAAACGATTGTCGTTCCCGCTGCCGAAAACCTGGTCCGAGATGGACAGCGCACGCCAGACGTTCGGCCACTCGACCGTCGCAAATTTGCCTTCATCGCCCGTCGGAATACGCAGCCCGCAATCTCCGACACCGAAGTACGGCTGATACCTCGTGGAGTCCGGAAACGCCGCCCTGTCCCAGATCCCCCAGGCGAAAATCGCGTCCTGGACCGGCAGATACGACATGCCCATCTCATCGCCTTCCGAGGTGACATCGACGAAGCGGAATCCGCCCATGCCGTCAACCGGAGAGACACGCATGTTGTTGTCCGTCCCATCGAAGTACGGAAACCGCGCCGACTCCTCGGCAAGAGGATCCACGCGCTTGTCCACATACGTTTGCGTCACGTAAGGTTCGCCTGATTTTGTAACGAACGTTTCTGTGCGTGAAAACGTCACATGCGCATATTCGTCGTTGGATTCATACATCTCTTCAAACACAAGATTCGTCTCCGAACCAGTCCCTTTGACATCTCTCCGCATTATTACCCAGTCGCCGTCCGCAGCATAGACAGGCATTCCTGATTCCGTCCACACTCCTCCTTCAAAAGTCAGTTTTGGAGTTTCTAACCTTAGAAGATGTCCCAGCCGGGAATCAGAGCAATCCACAACCCTCCAAGGGCTAAAAAAACTTTCATCTTTAGCCGCGATATTGTCCTTTACATCACGTCTCCATGCCGCCTGCTGATCCCTGAGCGCTTCCAGTTCATCTTTTGTGGCTAGCCCCATGCTGTTTCGCTCATCTATGTATCTAAATTTGAACCATAGATCCACGTCCCATTCCGATGAATCAAAAGGACATCCCGGCTCTGCTGAGCAGACATGCACTTCCATGCCTTCGCGCAACAGTCTCAGCCACTCGTCGTGAGTTGTCATTCTCTTTGGCTCGACTATGTAATACGTTTCTTCACCAACCGTTATGTACACTGCAAAATATGCATATGCGGTGGTCAAGGTGATTTCATCTTCAACATCTATTACGATATCGTCAAACCCAAAATCAGAGAGTGTTTCTCGATTCGCTTCATACTCCTTACCATACTGAAACTCTCTAAAGAACGCCTTCCAGCCTTTCGCGGAATCTTTCCGTGTGATCATTTCTGCAACAATGTTTGTTCCCCTCTCCCATATTTCCGTCACTTCATTCGTTCGTGCGACACGGCCGACGACATTCGTCTCCAGCCAATGCTCGAGCAGCACCGTCTCCGGCGGATATTCATGGTTCTGCCCCGGCTGTGGAAACTCTGTCACAAGTCTTAACGTCACCTCTCGTGCGGATGGCTTTGCTACACCCTCATAGTCATAGACTCTCTCCTGCAATGGCTCTTCCGGATCATCAGGATTGTCTCTCCAGCTTAAAGTCCTCTCATAATACCAATCCCTTGCCGCTCCCGGGTCTTCACCGGAACAGTCTATTCTGTACGAAGATCCCTCTCGCTCGTCGTACCATTCCGACGCGACTCCCTGGCGGGAGACTTCAACTCCATCTACCCTGACGTGACTTGTGATTCTCCAGCACACGCCTGTACCGTCTATCCATTCCGATTTGTCCGGTGACATCAACCTGTTTGCCGCCATCTCGTCCAGGCCTGCAATCGCCCCGTCCACCAACTGCTCTATCGTCTTCCTTGCCTCGCCGGACTTTATGTACCCCTGCCCCTCGACCCATGTGCGCTTCGCGTACGGTTCGAGCAATGATGCGCTAAAGTTGCCGTTTGTGGACGCGCTTATCTTTTCATCCATGCGCCTTGCCAATGCATTGGTCGCCGTCGCAATCTCGGCCGTGCCCATCTCCAGAACGGCGTTGGTCGCAACCTCCAATCCCCGTACGAAGGTTGCGGCCAACGCATTCGTGGCCCCTATTACGGTGTTCGTCGTGGCGAATTTTGCAGAATCCACCACTACGTTTGTCACCACGAAATCATCGTTGTAGAGCTTATCCTTCCTCGCTCCATGCACCTGTACGCCTTCTCCCCACGCCGGAAACGCCAGGATCGCCGCCAGCGCAAGTCCGCCCGTCCTTATCACCTTGCATATCTCGTCGATTTTCGACTTCATGTCGTCCTCGGTATATCTTTCCGGTAATCCGTCAATTTTGGTTATCGGCACCATTGGCGCGTCCACCGCACCTCCGTCTTCTCCCGACATAATGCCGCCGCCGGCCGGAACCGCCATTTTGCCGCCTGGGTAGAAATCTGCGCTTGTCCTTCTCTCGTCCATTTACAGCCTCCTCACTCCGCCTCGACTCCGGCGACGCCGGTTCTTCCGATCTGCGCATTCGCGCCGAACTGCATCGCCTGCTGCTCGAGCGCCTGGATCCATTTTGCTAGCAATTCTCTTGAAGCTTCGCTCAAATCCTCGAACGCCGCCGGATTGTTCTCCTGCAGCGAACGGTAGAAGTCAAGCCGCGCCTGATAGTTCCATTTGCCGTCGGTGTTGATCTCCGGCATGATGCCGGCCTTGATCTTGATGAAATTCTGCATTTCATCCTTCACGTCGTCCAGCTGCATCTCCTGGCGCGTCTTCATGGACTCCTTGGCAACGCCCGGCAGCATCTTGCGCACCGCGTCGGCGAGTATCGGATACGTGTCGAGCGAATTGTTCTTGTCGAGCGGCTGAATGAGCTGGCCGAGCGTCTGAAGCTTCTTGATCAACTTGTCGTTATTCAGGTCGTTCTGATCGAGCACGACCTTGATTCCGAAATCGCCCGCGATATCCTCGCGCCGCAGGCCCTTCACGTCGTGCGAATTGGTGATTCCCGCCAGCGTCTCGTCGGATGCGTTGTCCTGCGTGACCTCCAGGAGCAGACGATACAGCTCCTGCATCTGCGCAAACCACCAGCTCACGATATCCTGCTTCATGTTCGACGTGTCGTTCTGCGCGTCACCCACGCCCTCGAACGCCAGGAACTCACTCCTGATCGTGTCGATCTGCTTGTCTGCCGCCGCCGGGAACTGCGGAGGCTGCATGAACGTCACATCGTCGTTTATGTTCATCGAGATGCGCTTGAACGGGCCTATGAGCGCATTCTTGATTCCGCGCCCCTTTATCTTCAGCGGCGCCTGCGCACCGACTATGGCGTTGTTCGCCGCCCCGTCGCGGATAACCTTGGCGATTCCCTGGACCGGAGCGGCTTCCTCCGCTATTCCCACCGAGTCGATGATGTTCGACGAATTGATCTCCCTCCGGAACATCACCGCATCCCATTTGCCGCGTCTCGTGCGCACCAGACGCTTGCCATAGGCGGAACCTTCGGCGAGAGACAATACGCTCGTCCATCGCCACGCCCTTCCCTGCGCATCCACCGTCACGTGGTGGCAGTGCACGATGTTGTACAGATCCTTGTTTTCGTCGATGTATTCCGGTTTTAGGGTGTCAAAGAAGTTTGTTCCGGGATTTTCAAGCGTCTCCTTCACCCATTCTCGGCTCCATCCTTCGGACGCAACGCGCTCCTCGAGCTCCGCTTTCGTAAGCCATTCGCCTTCGTACCAGTCGGCATAGTCGAAATCCTCCGTCAGCGTGGGCATGCAGAAATCGTCGCCGTAGCGCATCGCCCGGATCTCCGGACCTTCGCTCTCTACGTTCTCGACCACATACTCCACCTCCCCGTCCGGATCCGTCGCAAGCGCCTTTAGGACCGCCTGCGCCTTGCGTTCCTCAAATCCCTTCGCTTCGATCGCAAATTGCATCACCGTCGATGCCGCCGGCATATATTCCTCCGCCTCCGCTACACCTCGCTGGCTTGTTGCAAGATGGTTCATTACCATCCACCATTCTCCCTGCGCATCAACCTGGCTTACCGTGCCGTCCTTCATGCGCCATGCGGTGTATTCCGCCATCATGGATTCCCGGTCGGTCTCGACGACCGAAATGCTCGTCCTTCGATTCCACACCACCTTCAGGAGCGCAACGGCCGGCGTATCTCGCAGGTAGTACGTGAGCGCCGTCCTGAGCTGCGTCTCCCATTTGACGCCCATACGCGACACCGCCCATTCCAAAAGCGTCGAGAGGGCGTTTGCCCTCTCCTGCATATGCGCACCCGCCGAACACGTGATGTTCACGTTCGCAAGCGCCGTTGCGTTCATCAGGAGCGCCGAAAGTTCTTTCAGCACACCCTTGCCCCACCTCAACCTCTGGTCGCTCGCCCCCTGGAACGGAAACGCCTTTTTCTCGCCTCTGTCGCGCATCGTCCCGGAAATGTGCTGGTTCCTCCATTCGCAGTTGAACGCCGCTGCTGCACGCTCCCTGTCGGCGTGGAATGACATGGAATTGTTGTGCCAGTAGTTCAGTTCGTCTATCAGCCTCTGGCGCTCATCCTCCGTGAGCGGCATCTCTGTTCCGATTCGCTTCATTTCGTTCTTCCCCCTTTTATGGCTTCAGGCCCGCCGGAAGGAAAGAGGTTGATGTTGGAATAAACCTTCCGGCGGGCCCTTGGCCAACGGTCTCTAGTGGACCGGATTAAGCAGCCACGTGCTTCACCATGAACTGACCGGTCGGGTTCTTGCATCCGAGACGGAGAGTCGTCTTGTGGAAGCCGCGCGGGCCGCCGCCCTTGTTCTCGAGCATGTGCTTCTTGAGCGGCACGAGCGTATCGATGGACCAGTTCTCAGGCTTGATCGCAACGCCGGAATAGCGGCTCGTCTCGTCGCAGAGCATCGTGGCGGTGTTCGCGAAGAGATGGTTGTCGGTGACGGTGCGGAACACGCCGCCGTCGAACTCGAACGTGTCGCACATGAAGGAGATCGACTTGTCCTTCAGGTTGCGGTTGTTGCGGATCGTAGTCTCGACGCCCTCGACCTTCGTGACCTTGTAGGACCATTCGCTCAAGAGCGCCTTGAGAGAAAGTCCGCAAAGGAAGAGCAAGTTAATGTCGTCATCCCCGGCCTGAAGTGCGGAGTTGCGGATGATCTGCGCGACAACATCCTGGTTGAACTTGGTGGAGTCGGTGACATCGCCGGTGAACCCGTAGCGCGGGCAAGCCTGCCACGGAATCGTCTGCACCGCATGCAGTGCGGATGCGCCGGCCGAACTGAGCGTCTCGAGCGGCTTGAGCCAACATGCAATGCCACGCGTGCGAGGGATGTTATCCGTGCCGTTGCCGCGCTCCACGGCCTCCTGCTCCGAACCAAGCGTGTGTTCGACGGAGAGGAGCGTACGCTCCGCATCGATGCGGATCTGTCGCGCAAGAGCCGCGTTCGCCCCCTTCTCGTTGTGGGACGGAAGCTCTTCGGATTCCTCCGTCACCTTGAAGCCCTTCTTCGACTTGAACATCTGAAGCTGATGCTTCATCGTGAGCGTAGTATCCGCCTCAAATCCTTTCTCGTCGAAGTCCGCGCCTTCGGGGGCTGCAAGATCCGCCGGGGTCACGTCGCCCTCAAGCTCGACCCCCTGCGTCCAGTCGACGGGCTTCTTGCCGCGCTTCAGGAGCGTCAGGAGCGGCGTCTTGTGTCTCGTGAGGCGGATCACGCCGTCCATGTAGTCCGGCTTGACCAGGTTTTTCTGAACTGTGTAAAGTCCTGCCATTTCAATTCTCCATTTCCGCCAGGAGGGCCGCCTCCATCGAGGCTTCGTCTGTTACGTCACCCCAATCGATTTCGCCCTTCCGGCCTTTTTTCGTTAATCGCTCCAGCCCCTTCTTGGGGTTCTTTCCCGTGGGCGCCGAAGCCTTCTTTGCCTTCTTGGTTTTTGTTTCCTTCTTCTCGCCGGGCTTCCAGCCGGCTTTCATCGCCGCCATGCCCAGTTCGAACACCTGTTTCGACTTCTTCGCAAGCTCCGAGCGTTTCGCCCCGTACTTCTCGCGCAGTTCGCCGATTTCCTCCTGGAGGTCGTCAAGCTCGCCCTCAACCCACCGCCTCGAACGCGTTTCGCCGCCGATCTCAAACTCGTCGTCGTCGCTTCTGAGCAGTTTCTTGAGGTACTTCGCCACGCCGGTCTTCGAGTCCAGCTGCTGAATGCCCTTCGCCTCCTCTGCGCTCATGAGCTGCGGCAGAATCCCCGCCGTTTCGGCTGCGGAAAGTATCGCCTTCCCGTCGTCGCCGCTCAGCTTCCGCGCATCCTCCAGCTCGCGCTTGAGATCCTTGATCTCGCCTGTGAGCTTTCCGATACGCTTTTGAGCGCGTTTGCCCATGGCTTCGCGATCAGACTTCTTCTCGTCATCGTCGTCATCGTCGGATTCCTCATCGTCATCGTCGTCTTCAGACCCGTCATCCTCGTCGTCCGAACCGTCGTCGGCGTCATCGTCGCCCGCCTCGTCGTCTTCGTCGGTCTCCTCGGCTGCCTCGTCTTCGTCTTCGAGCTCTTCGGTATCCTCGAATTCTTCGTTTTCGATTTTGTCGTCTTTGTTTTCCATGGCTTTCTCTCCTTCCGCACGTTTTGCGGCCGTGCGTCGCCGGTTCCCGCTGGTTTTCTGCTTCCGAGTCATCCGGATCAGCGACATTCCGGCCCTCGATGCCTTCGAATATACACCACGCCCCCGGAAGGACAAAGAAAATTCAACCTTCCGGTGGCGTTTTCCTGTTCATATGAACAATTTCGACCCTCAACCGTCCGCCCAAGCGGCAAAATCATCGTCGGGAACGTCGTTTTCATCGTCAAAACGCCGCCCTGACTGCTGGTTTGCCGCCGCTTGGCCGCATTCCGTGGCGTCTTCGGCCGCATATTCGAAGATTCCGCTCAGCGCAGCGTACCTGTCGCAGTCGATCCAGTCCTTGACAGCCCCCTTCTGGCCGTCCTTGCCGGTGTAGTTGTCGTAGGCGAAGATGGTGTTCACGCAGTTTGCGGTCACCTTGTAGCGCCCGTCCTCGATTCTGTCGCGCAGTACGGCAAGCCCGACGGCGATCTGCTGTCCGGAAGCCGGCAGGAACCCTTCGGCAAGCTTCGCCACCTCGTCGAAGAGTGTAAGGTTCTCCTTCATGCTCATCTTCGACTGGCTTGCCGCCCTGGCGTCAATCACGCGCTCCGCGATAGGTTCATTCGTGCCGGCAAGCTCCGTCCATTCCTCAACCTCATCAAGATTCTGCGGCCATTCCAGCGGATCATTGCCCTTTGCCACATAATCCTCAAAGTCCTTCCAACGCTCCAGACGCGCCCATTCGTACTTGTATTTGAGGAACGACATTCCGAAGTCCTCCTGACCGCCCGCGTACTCTCCGTCATTCACGCCGTGGTTGCGGTCCGACAGCTGCGCCCATGGCGGCGGCACCCCTGTATCCGGAATCTCGTAGTTGCCCGGCCATTCGCGGTACTTGTACAGCGTATCCGTCGCTTTCTCGTAGCCGTACCAGCCGTTGCACCAGTTGCGCTCCGGAGCCGGATCCACGACGTGTATCCGCACAAGCCGCTTCGGAAGTGCTTCAAGAGGTATCACGTTCTTATCTCGCGAGAACTTCGGGAAGAGCCGTCCTGAAAGCTTCTCCGCGATTCCGTAAACACGCGCCTTGATCTCGCTCGTGGCTCGTCGGTTCTTCGCCGCCGAACGGATTACGCTTCCCGGACTGCCGTACGGATTGTCGCTGCCGTAGAACCACACGGCGGCGGCAGTGCCGCCCTTGCACACCGCCACACGCGGAGTCCGCACGAACGCCCTTCCGTCCGCCCTCGCCTTCTCGCCCTCTCCGAGAAGCCACTTCAGGCACTCTTCCGGACGCGACTCCGGAACTTCGGCTGAATCGTCCATGAGCGCGGTGTATTCCTCCGGCGTAAGCCCCAGTTCGCTCCACGGCTCGACAATGCCGCCATCGAGCGGCAGCATGTATGCCGTATGCCATTTCGTGACCTGCATGCCGTCCAGGAAGTCCGCAACGACGGGAGTATATCCGCTGATCGGCGTGAACGTCCCCAGGAGAATCCCCTTCTTCGACGCAAGACGGCTTCGCAGCGTCGAGAGGAACGACTGCGGAAACTCTTCGTCCAGCCAACCGAAATCGTATTCGCTTCCCTCGATGGACTTCACATCCATCTCGTACGTGACGAAATCGAGTATCGACCTGTTCCCGAACGTTATCTTCGATCCGGCAAAGCCGTTCTGCTCCGTGTAACTGATGTGCTCGTCTATCCGCGACGCCTTCTTGAGCGCGATGTTCTTCTCCTTGAACGGCTTCGGCATGTAGTTCCACAGGCGCTTCATCTGCGTACCCTTGCCGGTCTTGAGCGTCTGGAAGCCGACGAGCATCGATTTGCCGCCGGAATCGGCAAGCTGCATCGCAAGCTTCGATGCGAAGTCCGTCTTGCCGGAACGGTTCGCTCCCATGATCAGCACCTCGCCGACAGGCTTGGTGAATCCCAGATGCCGCCGCATCCTCTCCGCGAAGTCGTTCCATTCGAGATTCAGGATCTTCCTCACGCGCTCGCGCTGCGCCCTTGTTGGCTCTACGCCGCGGAACAGAGCTTTCACCACGAGCCAGATATCCGGCTCGTAGCCGTGCGTGTACGGATCTTCGCGCATGGTTGTGAGGAACCTCTCGCGTCCGGCGGCGATCCGTAGTTTCGCCTCCATCTCCGGAATGCCTTTTGCCGCGGCGAACTTCCTCACCTGCTCGACCGTCGGCGGCATGTAGTACGCATCACGCATCATTTCCGTCATCTCCTTCGTCGGCTTCCGGCGCCGCGTTGTGGTACTGCTCCGCCATTTCGATGAACAGCTTCTCCATCTCACAGTACGCCGCAAGCCGCCCCTGCTCGAAGGCAAAGCTCTCCGCGTTCTTCACTTTCTCCATCTTCTCGACGGCCATCTGCTTCCACTGGGCGATCATTGCCGCCGGAACATTGCGCTCTTCGGCGTCGAGTTTTGCAAAGAACATCCGAATGTCGTTCTCGCTCACTTCCGGCTCAAGCTGCACGCGCTTGACTATCCGTACCGCTCCCAGATTTTCATTTTTCTCTTTCCGTCTGAACAGTTTCATTCGACTCTCCTTTTTTGTGTTTTACGTTCTGTTTTCATTTTGTATTACAAATCGGTTTCTGCTATAATTCCCGCCGTTATGAGAACTTATAGTGCCATAGACATCGCAAGGCGCTTTCTTGAGCTTGCCGACTCTGAAAAGCTGAGCGCTGGTATGACGAACATGAAGGTGCAAAAACTGGTATTCTTTACCCAGCTTTTGGCATTGCGTTCGTTCAATGTTCCTGCGCACTTTGAGCCGTCTCTCGCTTGGGATTTCGGCCCGGTCGTTTTTGATCTTTATGAACGCATCAGACCTATCGTCCACGACCGAACCGACAAGAGCATTTCTCTTGCCGATCCTGAAGTTGCAAAAGCCTTCTCCGATGCCATTGCCGTTGATGATACTGATGTCTGTGCCATAATCCGCGCCGTATGGGATAAATTCAAAAACTGGACCGCGTATCAGCTTTCTGAGCTCACCCATCGCAGTGGATCGCCCTGGGTCGAAACATACCGCAATGCAAGATATGCCGAAATACCTCACGCCTTGATCATCGAAAAGGGATTCGGCAATGCCTGAAAATGCACGTTGCGATAATGCCATCGACTCTTTGTCCAAGTACGTTAATTCCATAACTGCTGAAAGCAATCCCGTCGCTCCAATCGCGCACCAACAAAATCGCGGGCTGTCCGAGCTTTCACACGAAGAGATGGCTTCCGAACTCCAGAGCAAGGAGAATGCACTTCGCCTTGAAACCGCCCGTGCAGACAAAGAAGCCCTCCAAGCGCAAGAGTGTTCACAGCGACTCAAGGAGCGGACTGAAGAACACGATTTGCGTAAACGATATCTTGACCTAACATTCAAGTTCGTTGTATGGGTTACGGTTGCTGCGCTTTTTCTCACACTCATGGATGGCATTGGCAGTATCGATCTTTCTGATTCTGTTGTGATAACCCTTTTGACAACCACTATCGCCAACGTTCTCGGTTGCCTTCTGATAGCATTCCATTGGCTATTCCCCAATAGGCAAAAGAAGTCCAGGTAGTCACTTGTACGTAACGCAGGCCGTAAGCGTAGCCGCCGCAATCCAGTAGATCGCCATGCGCCAGTTGTGTTTGGCTGCATACGGCACTGCCGCCGCTACATCAAGCGCAATGAGCACCGTCGGAAATACCCACTCAGATTTCATTTATTTCTCCTTTCAATCCACCAGTTCGACGCGTTCTGCCAACACAAGTGCATAGTGCGTTCTATCGGTGGGTTCTCCCATTTCAGGATCTGCAAAGCATCCGGCCTTTCGTAAATACACACCAGCAACTATCCATGCCATCCGTGGAGCGTCCGCACGATAACCACGCCGAAACTCTACAACCGCGAAATCTTTCTCAATCTTTACTTCGCCCCACCATCGCTGAATCATGCGTATGACGTTCTTTGATGTGCGGTATTCTTCCTTCTTTACGCCTTGCTCTATCGAGTTGTACCACTTGCTTTTCAACACGAGCGGAAGGATTGCGCAATTTTTCCGCTTAAGCTTTTTCATTGCCTTTTGTCCTTTCAGATTAAAGTTGCTGTAATTACAATCTGTGCAAGGTGCAAAAGTTGGTCTTGAACGAGGTTCAGCCGCTTCCTATTGGCTTTTAGATCGTCCACGATTGCATGAATGATTGTATTTCCGATAATCGCCCATAAAAACATTGGACTATTCCATAGCGGTAAACATACTGCAATAGACCAATAGATCGCGTGACATATCAGCGCGGCGATATAGTCATATCTGTATTTAGGCGGCAGATTACCATTGGTGATTTTATTCCACCATGACTTTTGCTTGCCGTCTGCAAGCCATCCCTGCAAGGTATAGTCAGTTATCAGGTGTGCGGATAGCATTGCTATGATTGTCTGTGTTGTGTTCATTTCACCTCCTCGTAGGGCATCTGCGACCAGGCAAATTCGCATTTACCGTATTCCACCCGACCGACACATGGACACCCGGTGCATTTTGGGTAGTTGTGGCAAAAGTTCCTATACCTCTCCGCCTGTTCCTCCACCGTACCCACATCACAATTCCGTAATGGCTCGGCAAGGGCTCCCTTGATAAGATTGCGCATCTCCTTAACGATTATATATTCTCGAATCTCTGGCAGTTGTGCGATTGCATCACAGCGTAACATTGTCTCTCTGAGTTTACTGCTCATCGGTTTCGTCCTCCTTCTTTGCTTTCATGCACTCTTCGCAACAGTACACTTCGCCCTCTTCATCAACGACCCATCCCTGATTCTTCAAGTCTTCGATGAATTCGTCTTCATCCCGGGGATAACATTCGTCAATGTCATTTGAGGATATTTCTTTCCAACAGTTCTCGCAGTTGGCAACCCAGCCCGTAGGTTCTGAAATCATTCCGCACCGCCTTCCGCTTCGGTTATTCTCTCACGCCATTCTCTATCAAGCTTCTCTTTAATCCTGTACATTGATTCGGCATTTCTGGCAGCGTTCCAGCAACGGTAGATATATCCGATGACTTCCATTGGATGCGTAAATTCCTTTACGACCCGTTTCCCATTCCCATTCACATAGGTTATTGTGATATTCATGCCTCACCTCCCAATCCCATTGCCGAGATTATTGCAGCGATTTCTCCGCTCTGCAGCTCCGCATAGCAGAATGAGCTTGTGCCTCTGTGGCATAGTTCCGCAGCTATGCACCTGCTCGCGAAGCGTCCGTACAGACAACAGTCCGAGCACCTACCTTCGGCGACCTTGTAGGCCTTGCCGTTTATGATTTCAATCAACATTCCTCACCTCTTTTTGTTTTTCCCTTTTGAACAAACCGCCGCCGGCCATCTTAAGAAACCACGCTCGCACCCGATATGGGCCGTTCGCGACCGGCGGCGGCATTTTGCGCACCCGCGCAAAAAGATCATTCACCCTCCGATGTGCAGTACACCACGATCAATGTGAGCACCGTACCAACCGCGACGCCGATCATCGCCGCCGCCACAAGTTCCCAGCCTTCGCTCATGACATCTCCTCCTCGGTGATCTTCTCAACCGCCATAGCGACTTCGCCATCGAATTCCGCGAAACCGAGCCGGATTCCGCAGCCGTTCTGCCGCTCGAACTGCCGATCCCACATTCCGCTGTTCGAGTTGTGGCGGCTGCGCTCCTGCTTTACGCGCTCAAGGTATTGGTCGTTCGTCTCGCCCGGATACTTCATCCAGCGCGTACCGATGCCGCCGGTGCGCTCCAGGATCTCGTCTCCCGGATTGTACAGCCAGTCATCGCGGATTATGGCGAACTGCCCGACTGCCACCTTCTTCGGATGCTTCTCGTCTCCCAGCACCTGAGATTCACCCTCCATGTCTCCCGGACGCAGCATGAAATATTTAGCGTACATGATGAACGGCACGTCTCCGCGTCCGCCCTGCTGGTTCTTGATGACGCTGAACCATATCGGACGGATCCCGCCGTCCGCAATCATGTTCGGCTGCCCCATCTCCCGAAACGATTCCGCACTCTGCCCCACCAATGTCCAATTCCCTTCAAGCCGCTTCTTCCTGTCGTAGTACATCAGGTCATACGGCATGTTCTCCTTCCAGTAATCGACAACGTCCTCGTCTTGATACACGACAGCAACGCTTCTGGCGGCTCGTGCGATCTCGCTTGTGTCTCCGAGATGGTCAAGGCGCGGCTTTTTTGCGCCTGTCGCCTTGTCCTTTGCGAACTGGTTGGACAGCTGCACGAGACAGATGATCGGAATGCGAAGCTTCTTCGCCAACTTCTTCATGCGCACTGTCGCTTCTTTCGCCAGAACGTACGGCGCGTTCGCCCCCTTCATCTCCGGATCGATCAGCTGAAGGTAGTCGACAATAACCGTCTTCCATCCGAGCGCCTTCACGCCTCGCGATATCTCGTACTCAAGCTGTGAGATGGTTTCCGATTCCGTGATCTTCACCATGTCGTCCCTGGCGATCTCCCGCAACGCCGTCTCGAACTCGTCCACGTACTTCGGCGACGCCCCGAAGTCAAGCTTTGAGATCGACAGCTGCGCACGCACCGCAGCATAACGCTCCACGAGCGAATCGCCCGGCATGTCGAGACACGCAATTCCGTGCTTGATTCCCCTTGCGCACCAGTAGTTCGATATGTTCACCGCAACGGTTGTCTTACCTTGCGACGGCAGCGCCGCAATGATGTGCAGCCCTGTCTTCAGCCCCTTGTAGATTATGTTCAGCTGGCTCCACGGCATCGGAACTCCACGGTACTTGCCCCAGTTCTTCTTCACGAACCGTTCTTCCGACAGCCACCGCTTCTCCTCGATGAGCTGTTCGACGAAATCATCCACGCCCTTGAGCGTTTCGCCGCCACCCATGGCAAGCGTCTGAAGTTCGCCGATCCTCTTCGACGCATCTGTCACCGCACACCGTGCTGACTGCGGCGTCAGGTTCGTAAGCTGGTCGCGCAGCCATCTGTGGTATTCGATGTACACCCTGCGCTCGACAAGCGCATCCAGATAGAACTCGAAGTGTGAAGCCTGCGCCGATCCGGACAGTATTCCCTCCAGGATTGCGCCTCCGTCCGATCCAAGCCGCTGGGCGACAAGGATCGGGTCTATCACGTCCCTGGCGTCGCACTCTTCGGTCATGGCCTCCCACATTCGCCTGTTGTTTCCCGCCGAGAACCATTTCTCGTTCACGCCCTTTCGTCTGCAGTTTCCGAGCAGTTGCTTTGCGTAGCTGTCGTTTCCCTCGTTGAACTCTGCCGCCACCAGTATCGCACCGAGCAGTCCACGTTCAATCTCTTCCGCCGTCTGTTCACTCATGCCGCCACCTCATTTTTTTTTGTCGCTAAATGTGCAAGATCACTCAGCGTTCTACGCTGCTGTTCGTTCCACAGAGTTCTTCCCTTCCTGATCAGCTCTTCCGAATCTTCGGAAATCACCTCCATCTGCTGCTCGATGCCGCATCCGTTTTCGCAGACGAACCGCCCTGTGCCGTAGTACCCGTCGCTCTTTACCTCGAACCTCGGCAGTCCAAGGCACTTGGCGCACCGCGACACCTTCTCAATCGGATACTTTTGAACATATCGCGTTAGCCATTCAGCTGTGTCTTTCGTTATCATTGGCAACCTCTTTTCGTTTTTCGTTTGTCCGGACATCCCACATGCCCGATTGAAATCTACAGACTCGCCCCCGCATGGAACACACTCGCGTCCTCCACCCGCGGATCAGGGCGCGCGGCTTTTTTTTCTGGCGGCCGCTGCTTCCAGTCTCCGCCCCAGAGCCATCTTGCGAGCTGAGGCGCATACCGTCCGCCCTCCTCGTCCCATACTCCGGACTCAAGCCACGCCACATGTCCTTCCGCTATGGCCACCAGACTGGCGCCGGGATTTTTTTGCAGATACCGTCTCAAGCTTCTCGCAAACAAATCCGTTCCCCGTTTGTTCGGATGGGCGGCAGTCATCTTGGCTGCCGTTTCGGTAATGGCTTCAAGTGCGGTCTCGCCGATTGTGCAATCTCCGGTCTCGGGAACCTCATCCTCCCCTTCCTGCTCCTGCTGGTCGGCGCCGACGTCCGCGCCGATCACACTCATCATGGCGTCCAAATCAACCTCAGCAGAAGAATCACCGCAAATCCCCTCTGGGGATATAGGGGTATATTTCTTTCCTTCTTTCTTTCCTTCTTTCTTTCGTGCGGACTCCGTTTTTGTCCGAATTTGTCCGTATTCGTCCGCCGCCGTCCGCTTTTGTCCGTCGGACATTTTCGGACATCCTTCGGACATTGGTGTTTTTTGTGGTGTTTTGGCCGCTTCCCGCTCTCTTCGCTTTCTTTCGGCATCGTATTTTCTTTTGGAAACTTCATGTTCGTCGAATTTTTTTGCCGAAACGGCGATTGATTCAACGATTGCGTTCAAAATTCCGTTGCAATCTTTCACCGCAAGTTTACTTTCTTGCCCCAAACACACCCTAAATGCTGCTCCAAGCACCGCATCCATAGTCTTGTTTGGAAGCCTTTTAAGCGTCTCGATATGTTCTACCCTAATCAGAATTCCTCTTGTTACAGCATCTGACATTGCCTATTTACCTCTCTTTTTCGCCGCCCATCTGCGCCGATATTCCCGACGCTTCTGGTTCGGATAATGAATCTTCATTGAATAGAATGGACTGTCGAATTCAAGTTCGATATAGCCCCCTATGGCCAGTTCCTTAGCTACCGCAATCCACCCGATTCCGAACAGCTCGTCCAGCTCCAGTTGTCTCATCGTGACGCTGTCGCCAAGCGCTTCGAGAGTCGCCAGGAACCCTCTGCCCGCAAGCGGCAGCCGTCCCGCTCCAAGAGTCATGAACCAATTGTTTCGCATCAGTATTTTTCCGGATTGAGCGATTCGATGAACTGGTGCATTGTTCCGATGAGCCGGGTATCCATTTCGTCACCCCTGAAATGGTCACGCCCATCGCGAACCCGAACCATCACCTTCCTGCCGTCACATACCTTCTGGCCGATCAGCACCTGATTGTTAGTTGCACGTCCGATGATCCGCACCGTAACTATGCCGTCCCTGTTCTTGATCGGCTGAAGGTTTTTCAGATCCACGGACGGATTTTTTCTCAGGATCCAATCTCCTGTCATTCCGACATGCTCTCCCTCTACCGCCCAATCCTGGCCACGCGTTTTCTCTGTTCTCGCCGCAACAACTATGCGCTTACGCAGCCCTAATACGCGGCACACGTCTGTATCATCGTATATAGACATCAATTTAGGCGGCTCTACGGGCGTTCTCTCTACCGGACGCAGTTTTGTCTCCGGCAAATCAGACGCGCCTGCGGCGGCGTTTTTTTGCTGATTTTCGCCTATGCCCGCAAGCTTCGCGGCTCTCTGGAAGAATGATCTCGCCATTTTATGTCTCCTTTCTTAAGATTAAAGCTCTACAACGAAAATGAATTTTATTTCTACCGGGGGTTTGTCTGTGAGTCCCCCATCCCCCCCCCGGGGTGTAAATCTCCTGTGATTCTTGCTCTGGTGATTCCGCGAATTAACGTGGATTTTTGACAGGAATTTGCTATATATTTGGCAACGCATCTATATTTCCTTTGTATTCAAGGCGAGTTTCGTTCTGTAGAAACGAATTCGGCATTTGGGTTGCCGGTTGCAAATTGCGATTCCTGATTGCCAGATTCGCCGTTCGATTCGCCATTTTGCGGTTCGATTCGCTGCTCATCGAGCGCCGCGTCGTAATTGCCATCCACCATTTCGGGCGCGGAAATTTTTTCCCGACTTAACCCATTCGGATCGTCAACATCCAGAATATCAAGATATTCGTTCTCTTGGGTGTTTCTATTCGATTCCGGCACATCCGGCTGAATGTCTCCGCTGAGTTCTGCCAATGTTTTAAGAGTTGATGCGATATCCTTAATTGAAGTCTTGGACATGGCCTTTTGGTCAAAAAAGCGCGCGCGCATTGCTTCCAGTCCGAGCCGCTTGAGCTGTGTTATCTCCGCTGCTGCTTCTGCTCTAAGCTTTTTTATCAGCTCCGGGTGCAGACGCAGTTCGCGCACCTCTATTTCCGAGAGTGTGTTAGGTGACATATGCAGCCATCTGCATATCGTCCTTCTGGATATGTTTTCTGCAAAAAGAAGCCGCGCCGCAAGGTTGTACCTGTCGGTGTCGTGAACAGCCACACGCTCTGCGGTGTACACCGGCAGCGATTCAATGGCTGTATCTGAGAGTGCGGATGATTCCATGTCCGCAATCGCAACCTCAAGTCCCGGCAATATCGGCTCTTGCTTTTTCATCCCAAAAGAACCTCGCGCTCCTTGCGCTGGATGAACTCCACGAACGACACTCCCAAAATCCCTCTTCGTGATCCGCGTCGGAACCACGGAAGTCCCAGCTTTCCATTCGACGCCTGATATTCATTGAGCGCCTGAGTGATGAACTCCTGTGAAAGTCCCGTCTCATGTTTCAGCTGGTTCTCGCTGTAAACCTTCACCAACGATATGGCCTTGACTATGCTGTTCTCTGCGTCCATGATCTCACCTCCAGATCTCTCCGATTACAGATCCGAACATCCTTGCGAACTGCACGCCGACACTCACTCCGCAGCTTATCAGCAGGACCGGATAAAGAAAGTTCCACCACACGCCTTTGACGACCCTTCGAGCCGTCCTTGTCGCGCACCGTGCAGCATAGCAGTAAGGGTGCGCCGATATCTTGTAGTTGCGTGACATGGCGGCACCTCAATCGATTATTCCGTTTGCGACCAGCGAGCCTCTCAGAACATCGGCACGCGTTGCGCCTGTTCCAATGTCCTTTACCTTCTGATCGATTCTTTCAAGCTCACGGTCATTGACCCTGATGCCTATCACAGTCTTGCGTTGCCTGAGCTCGCAGACCTTCTTTATCTGTTCATCGATTCCCATTTTCAACCTCTTTGCTTGACTTTTTTAGCCTTGTTTTTTATTCTGTTTACATTCTGTTGTACAGAACGGCGCATAAGATACCACACTTCGTGATATTCGTCAATTCATTAGGAGTAAAAATGTCAGGAAATTTGTTTTGCTCTCGTTTGAGAGAATTGAGAGGAGATCTCTCACAAGAGGATTTTGCCCAAAAAATAGGTACTAAACAGACTACGCTTTCTAATTGGGAGCGTGGTTTCAGAGAACCCAATTTCAGTGGACTTGCTTTAATCTCTACTTCATGTGAAGTATCAGCCGACTGGCTCCTTGGCCTCTCCGATTACCGTGGCGGTGCATCTGGCTACGGAGGTGACGCCGAAAAGGCTCAAATGGCAAATAAAATTCGTGAGCTTGAAATAAAAGTTGCAACTCTTGAAAACGCTCTTTCGCTTGTCGGGGGGCGTCGTGCACCGTCTGCCAAAACTGGTGGCTCCACTGCCACAAAAACTGCGTGAGGTGAACTATGAGCTACAATGTTCGTCTTTTCCGATTTTTAGACCTTGTTTATGATTATGGGCCTGATATTATTTCAGGGGAAACATTACTAAAATATCCTTCGATATTAAAAGAACACGGACTTGTTGAAATATCAGATTATGCTCGCATAGCTTTATTTAAATCATCAATCTGTTTGCAATTGGATTCCCATTTGGAAGTTTTTTCCTTGTCACGTAGTCATGAGAAGTATTCAACCGATCCATTTTTAAGGATGGGTGATAAATTCAATTTGTTATCATCTGATTTTGATGATTTTCGGCGTCAAGTCCTTCCTGGTGATAAGTTGGCTGAATATTCAAAGTCTTCAAATATTCCTTATCCTTATGTTTATGTAATGTGCCTTTCTTCATATTGGCTTTATGCTCGGCTAGTTCCTAATGTTACTGATTTTGAAAATAATGATTTTATTCGATATGTTTCTCGCGAGATTGTTGATTTTAACGAGACATTCAAAATAGTAAGTTTTAATGCTGGCGACTAAAATCGGAATGTTATGAGTAACGGTCATTTCATTATTTCTTTTGAAGGATATCTTGATCGTGTTTTCGTTTACGGTCCCAATATTCTCAATCGTAACATTTTGACAGACTATCCTTCTATTTTGAATGATCATGATATTGTCGATTTATCTTATTATGCTCGTGTTGCTCTCCTATATTCTGGAAGGTATTTCCAACCTTCTAAACCATTTGATATTTATTGGAGTAAAGTGAATATGGGTTGTTATAAAACAGATGTGTTCATGCGCGGTGTCGATATGTTTAATGTATTACATGACGAATTGTGTACGTTTCAGAAAAAATATTATCCTATTCCCCTGATTGAAAAGTATTCAAAATTACTTGAAGTTCAATTTTCTCATTTATCATCCGTATGCATTCCGGCTCATTGGCTTTATTTTAAATTGGTTTCTAATCGCAATTATTACCAGCCTACACCCTTTGTTGTTACTGTTGCTCATGAAATAATCAAATTTAACAGATTGTATCGAGTACCATTTTATGAACACATTGATTCCGTTAAACTATCATGATCTTCGTAAAATCTGCAACATTCTAAAATGTTCTGATGACAATGGAGTTCTAAATAACTCCAGATCGCAATTTTTATCATCTGTTAAAGTACAAGTTCCTTGCTCTGAAAAACAGGAGAAATCAGATATGGTAGATAATACTACGTCAAACAACCGTTCATTTCTTTCATGGTTGTCCGCTAATCAGATTTTTGCATCTGTAGTCGTTCTTTCGATTGGCGCAATTATCACAATGCTTATATATGCTTTTGCAACCAGGTATTATGTCGTTCCTAGACAACGTTTAAACATCGACCGTTGGACAGGTGAAGTCCAGGAATGGGATCGATAACCCTAAACTTGATTTTGCCATCATATTCCCAACTGCCGCCAGTTGATTTTATATAGAGAATAGTCTATAATATGCGACCGTGAAAACAAATTGGACAGTTGAATATACAGATGAGTTTGAAATGTGGTGGATTGATCTTGCCGAAGGTGTGCAAGATGATATCGACCGCGTTGTGATGCTCCTTGAAGACCGAGGACCATCGCTTGGCTATCCGTACTCATCTGATATCAAAGGCTCTCGTTTTGCCATTCGGGAACTTCGGATTCAAAGTTCAGGGCGTCCTATACGGGTGTTGTATGCATTTGATCCGGTACGGTCTGCCTTGTTGCTCCTTGGCGGTGACAAGACAGGCAATGAGCGGTGGTACGAGGAGAATTTGCCGAGGGCTGAGCGACTGTTTGAAGAACATCTTGAGGAAATAAAACAGGAGGGATTAACATGAGCGGACACAAATCTTTCAATACGTTGCGTCAGCGTATGTCTCCGGAGCGCAGGGCTGCTAATGAAGCTGCTGCAGCAGAAATGCGTCGTGAATACGCCTTGAATGAGATCCGTCGCGAGATGGGGTTTACTCAAGCTGAACTTGCTGATAGGCTCGACATTTCGCAACCATCATTCGCTGCTTGCGAAAAGAGTGACAACATGCGTATCGGTACGCTTCGGCGGATAGTTGAAGCTATGGGTGGCGTTCTGTCTTTGAATGTTTCCATTGATGGGCGCAACTATTGCTTATCACAGCCACAACTTGCATGAAACCAGCTCTTACCATTCCCTATGTTGAAAAGATGATCAACAAGCAGGAATAGTATTTACTCTCATCTCTCATAACTTACCTTATTCTGAACGCCGTCCGTATGGGCGGCGTTTTTGCTTTGTCTGCACCCATTCCCATGCCTGAAACCGACTGATTTTGCCTCAAATATCCGCCGTTCTGTACAACAGAATGAAATTCCTGTATTTCCCTTGAAATCCTTAATTCTGTTGCCAAATTTGGCTATCGGTTGCAAATCTCCCGACTCTCGTTCCCTTTGCCGTTTTCATTATGTTTCATATTTTGTTTTCAGTATGCTATAATCCGCAACCATGAAAACAATGCAGAGGACATTTACTATAGATCGCGATCTCGCCCAAAAGGCTAGTCGCAAGCTTCTGTCCTCTTTTCGTGAAGCCGATCAGATGGAACGCGGCGAAATTCCGATGAAACGGTACGCAAAAACCGAAGACATGATTTCCGACTGCCTGAAATCAGTGCCACGTTACGAGCATCACAGATAATTGGGTGCTCGTTTACCATAAAACTGGTGAGGATACCCTTGTTCTGCACGCCACCGGCACCCATGCCGATGTCTTTGGCTAATCCTCCAGCTCGTTTTCATTCTGTTTCACATTTTGTTTTCAGTATGCTATAATTCGCGGCGTTTGATAAATTGGAGGTGGTTATGGGAAAAATTATCAAGAGAGCTTTTAGTGCCATCCGTGCCTTGTGCGCGAATGGTCGCGGCCATCTTGGTTTGAACGCCGGCCGGCGTCGCTATTCACCGCCATCCTTCCGATACCCAGGTACATCCGACCTTTGGCGTCAGGACTGGAGCAACATCGCTTCCGACTTCCATCGGTCCGTCCACACTCTTCACTAAACATCATAATAAAGGCTTGATTTCATGTCTTCCGAAAAAGAAATTGAAGCATTTCGCTTAATGGTTAGGCAGTTGTTACTTACCGGCTCCTCGGTTTGTATCGACAATGGCAGCGCTGAACATGCAAAAGTCATCCTTGAAGAGATGTTTAAACAAGCTCAAAAGACCGCATACATCTTCTGTGGATGTATCTCGATGTCTGTATGGGGTAGTGACGCAATGGCTGCTAACATTGAAGATGCCATTATAAATCGAGGTGTCAATGTTCGCTTTATTGTGCAAAACCCAAGTAACATCCCTGAAAACTCTCCCACAGTTTCAGCCTTACGTCGGCATCCTGGAACGATTGTAAGTTCTCCAATGTTTAAGGATTTCAAATCTCACTTTGCTGTATTTGACTCTAAAATGTACAGAATCGAAAAAGATGATTCTGCAAAAACCGCTGTTGCCTGCGCCAATAGCAGAGAAGATGCTTTATTGTTGAATGGGCTTGCTGAAAAGATGTTTGATATTGCAAAGCGCGAGGTGTGAAGGTATGTTTTCCTTTTTTTCACCTGGCATAAATACCGCGCAGCATGTATCTGAAGTTGTCAGCATAGCTATCGGACTTAATCTCCTTCTGCCTGTAGCCTCTTCGTTTTTGAAATGCCTTCTTGACGGTATCGAGATAGAACCCAGCAAAATCATTGAAAATGATTTCAATGGTCGTTGTCCTACGCCCGAGGATCTAACAAAGATTGCTGTCGCCGCTCAGGAAATTGAATTGGAAAGATCCAAATGTTGCCCTCTTTCATGGCGTTGGTGGACAGCAGACTGCATTTTTGCGATCGTCGGCATTCTGCTTCTTCTGTTCGGATGGGTCGACAGTATTGGGTTTCATTGCCTTTGGCTTTTCACTCCTGTTGTTGCCGCTGTTGTCCATTCCATCTGGAAATATGCTGGACTGAAAAATGATTTTAACGCAGCTGTAAAAAGTGCGAAATCCAACTCCGAACATCAAAAGAAGAAGAATAGTGCCTTTGTCAAAAACTACGTGGAATCATGCTCTGCCTCAATCAGTAAAACGACTTGACATGACTTTCTCACTCCTCCGGTCCCTTCCATCCGATTCCAATCAGGCTGCCTCTCATGCCACTGGCACTCATGCCGATGTCTTTGGCTAATCCTCCGGGCTCCAACTCGCTCCAATGAGCAGGGCTCGCTTCTTTCTCTGATATTCGCTATCCGACATTCCCTTATGCAGCTTCTTTAGCGATATCGTCTCTCGCTTCGTCGCCTGTGCAAGCCTTTTCTCCATGTTGTTAAATATATTCTCAATAATACTGAAACAATCCTCATCCAAACCGTATTTCTTGATTCCATCCTCTATGATCTTACCTATTGAGCCTTCGCCCTTGGTCTTCTGCTTGTGGTCAACGCAATTCAAGGCTATCGCCTTGCATATTGCCTCAAATTCCTTGCCCATCGCCTCCACCTTCCTTGCGACCCTCTCTTCACCGTTTTCATTCATGAACACAAATCCACTCATGACCGCTGAAGCCAGTGGCGTCTTCCGGATCGCATCGAACACGCTCTCGCCATAAGGGATTTCATACTCCTTTCCATCCACAACACTGAACAGGGTTCTCATCTTTGCCTTCTTCGGCTGCTTGCCGTCCTCGACAGGCTCAATCACTTTGCGCGACGTCTTGCTTTCCGGTCCTACCGGGGCCTGCCATATTGCATTGCCGCCCATGTTGTTCCATTCCTGCTTGAGCACCTCCCACGCGAAATCCTTCTTCCGCTCCCATCTTGTGTCGAATAGGTTCTTTTCGTACACCGGACGCCCTGTGAACCAGTTGTGAGGGTTCTCCCCTTGAAGCGGCTTTATGAAGTCATCGAACAGCTTGTTCACTATGCCGCCCCTTGTCAGATCCGGAGCAATTCCGGAATCAAGGATTGTCCGTGCAATCGCATCATCAAGACCGTATAGTCCCGACATTGTTTCGGAGAGATGCCATTTTTTCGCCCATTCGCTTCCAAGCATTTGCTGCGTTATGTAGTCGACAAGCGGAGTGAGCATCCTGTCTTCGTCGCCTCTCGGCATTCCGATCGCAATGACGCTATCTTCGCCAACCATTGCGATCGGCAGCACATCGTAGTTCTTGATCCGGTAGTCGGTTATCATCGAGTATGCCTTGGATGTCTTCCGCCCCCAGTCCTCAACCCA